AACGCCTCCCTTCGGGGAGGCTTCGGCTGTCCATTGAGGAGTATCGTGAGACAGGTCAACGCCAGAGTCATGGAATGCGGCCTGCCTCGCAGGGCCGTATACATGGGCACCCACATCAGCAAGACCAAGCACTACATGGAGATCAGGTACAGTCAGAGGCAGTCACGCAAGTGGATGCCCGTCGAGAAGGTAACTCTGCATGAAGGTGTGGAGTTGGTCTTCATAGAGAAGGTGAGTGAACTTCGTGGGCAAGAAGTACGATGATTACCAGAAGGCAGCTGTGGCTGAGGGCATGGCCAAGGAGAGGCTGTCCAATGCTGAGGGCGGCAGCGCTCAGGGCGTCATCCAGCAGTCCAAGAACGACGCACAGTCGGCGGAGGTCATCTCCACCGTCCTGTGGGATGAGTTCCTGGAGGACCCGGAGGGCTGATGAGTTGTTCGCAGAGCCCCAGCAAACAGCATGATCCTCAACTTCAGGTTGAGGAGAACGAAGATGGCCACGTCAGGGTGTACACCAAGTGTTCTTGGTGTGGAATGGAAGGCTGAACATGCAGAAGGAAGTAGTATTCGCCATCGCTCGTGAGGTGGCCAGGGTTGTCCTCAAGAATGCGACCGAGGACATCGAGTTCCTGACCATGTCCGAGACGCTCGACAGCGAGCTGCCCGGCCTCGATGAGTACGAGTTCGACAAGGTTCTCAGGGCAGTCGACGGCATGATCAAGGCTGCCAGCGTTGAGTTCTACTTCAGCGAGTGGCGCCTGAACGATGACGGCTCACTGAAGCCGGAAGAGGATGACGTTCCGGTCAAGCTCGGCTAGTACAACGCAAAAGAAGGGGCCACCCGTAGGTGGCCCCTCTCTTGTTACTTGGTCAGGCCTGCGTGATTCTCGTTGCCGAGGAATCCACCGAGCCATGCCTTGATCAGGCTTGCCGCTGCTGCGGCTCCGCCGATTGCAGCATCCTTGGAGGTGCTGAGATCAGTGAAGCTGAACACCGACAGGAACGTGAAGGCGTAGGTTGCTACTACGCGCTCCACTAGATCCTTGAAGTATGGGCTAAGCGCCATAGGGGAAGATCCTTTCGATCTGTTCTGCCGTGGCGTCATCGATCACGGCTGATGGTCGGAGTCCGAACAGGACCTGAAGCCCACGGATGTGGGACTTCGTCTCCTCGTCAAGATCTCCAGTCTCTCGCAGGCCGAGGACTCGCTGCACGTAAGTGACAGCGGTCCTCTCCTGGTCAGTGGTTACCGCGTAGATCCTGCGGTCATACCAGGCGGGCTTCAATGCGATCCACCACCTGTCGCATGTTGTCGACGGCATCGTGGACTGCGCCCACTTCTGCTCGCTGAGTGACCATGGACTCAAGAAGGCCGACCCTGCCTCGCAGGTCGGCGATCTCGGTGGCGTCGCCTTCACCCTTCTGCTTCAGGATTTCCACCTGAGCCTGAAGCAGCTCAACAACATCGACCGCCATGGACACGGCCTGAGTGTTGCCTAGTCTCTTGCCTCCAACGAATCCGCCAGAAACTCCGGCGACTCCGATGAGGACGTTGATGATGGCATCAACACCCATTCTCTCCCCCTTTGGTTTACGTGCTCTCTGCGACAGTCCTCATCACCACTGTCAGGTATCCACCGAGGGCCCCACGGTTGGGGCCTGGCGGTGCGGACTGCCTGAACTCCCAGTCGTCGATGACGACCGAGGTCACGAGCCCCTCCGCCAGCTCCTGGTACAGGATGACATCCCCGGCTCGCGCTACAGCCTTGAAGTCCTCGAACCTCTGGCGTGCGTAGCCGTCGTAGCCGATGCGCTGTCCGGTCTTGTCGGTCTCCTCGTCGAAGAGCTGGAAGATCTGACTGATCATCCTCTGCCTGATAGAGCCAGGGAGAGCCTTGACCTGCCAGCCGTTCATCACTCCTCCAGTGCTGGTGACGCTTCCACGCTCAAGCGTGAAGCGGAACTTCATCCAGTTCTGCGGACCTGATGGCTGACCGATCGCCACGTCCTTGATACCTGAACTGAGCGTCGGACCGTAGGTGATGTAAGGGATTGTTCCTCCACCCTCAGTCAGTACAGTGACCGACAGATCTCCGAGCAGTGGAGACGGAGTGCGAATGGAGAAGAACTTGTACAGCTTCGGCTCTTCGGTGTTGAACCTGATACGTCCAGTGTCGAGCGTGCCGATAGGCAGTAGCTCGGTCGCCTGCTCCCTCGCTGCGCCTGCACCAGTGATGGTGTAGACCTTGCGGTCGGACTTGCCGAACATGGTCACCGAGGTGATGGCTGCGTTCTGTCCAGACAGGTAGATGTCACGGGCGTACGCGTAGCGTACAGCCCTTGTGGTCTGCTCCTGCACAGAAGAACCCAGGTCCACCCTGAACAGCCCGGAGGAGCCGTCGTGGGCGTTCGTGGACCCCACGAACATGAACCTGTCGAAGCCGGTGATGGCGTTACATCCACCAGCAGGCTCGAACAGTAGTGGTCCGTACGAGATGTCACCGTTGTTGTCGATGTCTCCGATACGGAAGCCCTTGTTCGTGGCAATACCGACGAACGATCCTACGTACTGGTAGATGGTATTGATGATCTCACCAGCAGGCATGGTAGCAGTTACGCCAGCCCACGCAAGCTCGGGAACTCCCGTAGCTGATAGCGTAGGACTGAACTTGTGGATCTCGCTGGTAGTGCCGCTGTCTCCAGCGGCATAGATGGCGGTCGGACCGTCAGTGATGGACTTCCACGTCCATGCGGTGTCCTCGTGTGTGTACACAAGGGCTCCTGCTGGAATGGCGATAGCCGCTGCGCTGGTGACCAGCTGATAGACGTTGTTGTTGTGGGCGAAGACCAGCCTGCCCTTGAGAAACTCGATGATGGCGGTAGCGTTCAGGACGTCGGTGTACAGCTGGGCGGGTGCTGCCGCATCCACTCCACTCCACACTCCGGTGGTCCTTGCGATGAAGTATCGCTTACCACTGGAGGTGATGTCACTGATTGCATTGCCAGTGATGCCGATGACCGCCGTATCGGCGGCATCGGTTACCTTGCGAAGCTCATCGCTCCTCACGAGCCAGTAGCTGTCCACTCCAGTGGTGTCCACGAACCCCCTCGCGATGAGGGGAGTCTTGACTGTGGCCGTACCGAGGACGGACTGACGTAGCAGGCTCAGCTCACCGGCAGTCCAGGAGTCGATACCCAGACTGTCGGCGAACCTGAAGTTGAACTGGTTGTCGGTGTCCGGGTCCTGGTAAAGGATGCCAGCTCCACCTGTGAAGGTGGACTGGCTCCTCAGCCACCAGCCCTGAAGGGACTGCTCGCCAGGCTCGGCGAAGTTGTCGAACTGCTGCTTCCTGATCTCGGCCATACGCTCGGTGTAAGGGCGAGAGTCCTGAGTGGCGGAAAGGAATGGCATACCGGCCAGTGCGTAGTCATACGCATCATCCTGTAGTCCATACAGTCCGCCACCACTGAGGACTCCCATGCTGCTGATCTGATCAGGGATCTTACGTACGAGGGTGGCCATGAGGTCTCCTTACGGTGCGACTGCCACATATCCACCGGTCAGCCCGGTGATGGTGACTGCGGTAGCGTCACCCGTATTGAACCGCATAGTGAATCCGGTAGTCGTGATGCCCGTCGCGTTGACCATGACCTTCGCCGAGTTGGCCGGAGAGTTCTGCCTGCTGCACGTCACCACTGGAGCGGATGCGAATGCGACAGGGAACACGACAGCCTGATCCACCTGGGTTACGGCAGAGAAGTTGACAGTCTCCGTTCCCGACTGGATCGGCTTGTACGGAACGCCGCTTGGAGCATCGATGATGTCTCCAGTGGCATTGATTCCCCCATTGGGGAAGAATCCGGCACCGACACTCAGACTGTTGTCAGTCCTGAGCGTACCGGCAACCAGCCGGTACAGGTTCACGTCAACAGCGGCAGAGCCTGGACCCCAAGCCTGACGTCCGTCAGTGCGGATGAACCACCTTGCGTTGGCGTCAGCGGTTACCCTGGTCTCGATCTGGGAATCAGTTGCCAGACCCCTCACTCCCCTGAGCAGGTTCTGGAGGGAAACCTCACTCAGGAAGGTGGTGGTAGCCGTCTGGAATGTTGGACCACCACTGAAGACAGCTGCACCACTGAAGGTCGGAGTGCCGGTGAAGGTGCCCGTAAGGGCACCAGCATTGATCGTCGGAGAGGTGAGGGTCTTGTTCGTCAGCGTCTGCACGTTGGTGGTACCCACCACGGCGCCAGTAGCGCCGTGCTGAGCGTTGTTGTTCTCGTGAGTACGCGAGTCTGCGAAGTCTCGGCCGGAACTGACGTGCCTGACCCTTGCTCCAGCACTGTGTGCCGCAGCGGACGTGCCGTCAACGGCGCGAGTCACGGTGAGTGTGGTTCCAGCTGCACCCGTAACGTCCACCAGCTCCTCCGTGGCGCCCTCATAGTCGATCGAGAGGGTGTAGGGAGTCAGGGCCGGAAAGCCGGTCACAGAGCCGATCTGGATGGACGTGACAGAGTTGTTGATGCTGACGCTGAGAGTGGTCTCAGCAGTCACGCTGCTGTAGTAGCGGGTTACCATGTCACTCCTTATCCGTTGAACGTCTGGTAGGACTCGAAGAGCCTCTGAAGCCTGGTGCGCTCCTCCGTCAGCCTCTTGGAGTAGAGAGCCAGGAAGAACTGAGATGCCTGAGAGGCAGCACCAGTGGTGACGAGCGGTGCACGCTCGGTAGCCTCGATGGATGCCTGCTGTAGGCGGCCAGCCTCATAGGCTGGAAGCAGTCGCCACACCGCACCGTAGGTGATGAGGTCCACATAGCGCTCAGGGAACCCTGTCACTCCGGTGAAGTCGTCCGAGTTATTGACGAGGACGGCTGGCGGCTTGGTGTAGCTGACGCGTACGTTCCTTCCAGGAACGACACGATCGTAGATCTGCACAGACTTGCCGGTCGGTGCAGGAGTTGGCTTCACCTGACCGACAGTCTCGGATGCCATCGGGTTGAACCTCCAGCTCTGAGCTGGGAACCACACACCGGATGGACCGATGGTATTGACGACCACCTTGTACACATCATCCGCGTCAGCGGGGATGGGGTACTCGTACCGTGCTGCGATGTACGGGAACTCGAACTGATCGAATACCCAGAGGTCTGGATAGACGCCGTTGATGGTGTCGTTGATGGCCTCCTTGATGCGCTGCTTCGGGAAGCGAGGATCGTTAGTGACCAGAGCGTTGACAGCGTGAGACGCCGCAACGGTTCCGTCTACTCCACGTCCATTGCCGAGACCCATGACCTGAACGGTTCCAGTGCTCCTGTCGTAGGTCTTGGCGAGGATCAGCTCGTCATCGATCTCGATCAGTCCACGAGAGAGATTCGTGGCAGTCGCCGCATCCACGAAGAACGTGGTATCACCCGGACCGATAGGTGCGGCAAGCTCAGACACAGATGCCTGATC